TAATCACCGAGTCGCTGCATTTGCGGCCCTCGCAATCTCACGGTAGGCGGCCACCCAGGCCTTGCGATCCTCGTCGCTCACCGGGCCACCGCTTACGCCGACCTGCTCGTCCAAGAACTCGTGGATGGCATCACGGACGTGCGGCTGCCGCTCGCCGATGCTGACGCCTCGCATGCGAGACTCCCGGGCGGCGATCCGCAGATCGTCAAACGCCACGCCGGTGCTCAGGCGGGGCTTGTCGAGCCGGCCGTCCCAAGCGATTACATCGGCAAGCTCGGCACAGAGGCAGGCGATCGTGATGGCGTCGTCGCCAGCCGTCGGACCGACGAACAGGCCACGCAGCTGCAACCGGCCCTCGGGATCGGGCGGCGGCTTCGGCTCGGGCTCGCCGTCCACCGTTATGGCCGAACAGGGCGATTGCAGCAAGCAGGGCGGCAAGAAAATAGCGGGTCATCGGTCGCTCCCGTTGAGCAGTTCGAGCGTCAGCACCTCGAACGCCGAGCGAACGTCGGCGTTGAGCTCGCCGGTGTGTACCAGCCGCTGCCGCACAGCCGACAGGTGCTGCATGGCCGTCTGGTAGGTCGGCGGCGGTGGCGGTCCCATTGGCTTGGGCTCGGCCAGGTCTTCCGGCAGCTTGATGTCGTCCAGAATCTTTTTGGCCTTCTTCTGGCTGGGCCACAGCAGCACGCCGGCAGCGGCAGCCAGCATCAACAGGTAGGTCATTTTGCAAGCCTCACGAGTGGTAACAGTTGTTCAATGGCGCCGGCGGCAGCGAGCAGCACCAGCTGGCGAACGGGTGCCCGCACGGCCATCCAGAAGGGCCACGCCCAGACGGGCACGATCTTGTCGGCGAGCTCGTCGTAGAGCATGCCGATGGCCTCGACCGTCCAGGTCTTCTTCTCGGCACCCTCGGTTGGGATGCTGTCGAGCGTCTCAATGCACACCCGCAGCAGAGCGACGGCGAGCTCGGCAAACTCGCTGACGGTCAGGCCGTCAGCGGCCAAGCCTTTGGCGGTGACAACAAACGCTTTGATCTTGTCTCGGATGTCGAGCAGATCCTGTGCTCGGGCGAGCGGCTTGCTACTGATCATGCCAGGACTCCTACAACGTAAATTTCGACGTCAGCAGCGCTGCCGCCGTTGTTGGTAATGGCCAGCACCTTGTCGCTGGCGCCGACCGTGTAGCCGGCATTCGGGTGGACGACGTACAGCACGGCATCCGGGCCGACCGTGATTGGCGAGGCGGAGAGGGCAGTCCATCGGTCGCTGATCGTGTCGCCCACGTCCAGCGTCGCCGAGTCGCTCAGGTTGCGGACGGCCAGCAGTTTGACCTTGGCGAAGTCAGTGTCGGCGGTCCCGCCCATCACCTGCCGAGGCAGGGCTTTCAGGTCGGCCGAGTAGGTGCCGGAGGCGGCAATCGTCACCACGTCCCGCCAGTAGCCGTTGGCCTGGTCGTCGCCGGTGCCGTTGGTCAACGCTGTCTGGATCGACACCGAGGAGCTGTCGAGCACGTTGACAAAATTGGCTTCGTCGGTGTCGGTCCACGCCGGGGCAAAACTCACGAGGCCGGTGACAGAAAACGACAGGCTCATAGTCCGCTACCTCCCACCGCCGTGCTGTTGCCCAGCAGGAAGATCTCGTACTCGAGCTCGGTGTTGTTCGGGTTGGCCAGCCGCAGCGTGCTGTTGGTGTTCGTGACAACCCAGCCGTCGGTCGTGTTGGCGGACGCCACTTCCATGCCCGGCCCGACCTCGAAGGCGTAAGACGTGGTTGGCGAGCCGGGATCGACACCGACGAGCAGCTTTTTGCCGGCGGCCGTCTCTTTGTTGACGATCCGCACGGCCACCAACTGCCGAAACACCATCGGCACGGTGACTCCCAGGTGCGAGCGGTCGAGGTTGAGTAGGTCGATCTCCTCGACCGTGTTGGCGGCGATCGTGCGGGTGTCACCAAATGCTAGGTCGGCCTGCCCGGTGCCGCTGCCGTCCGAGAACGTGTACGTAGACGAGCTCGACGCCGAGTTACGGACTGTGCCGATCTGCTGCGTGTCGGTGCGAACGAACGCCAGCGAGCTCGACCACTGCCCGGTGACGATATCGGTGACTGTTTCTGCCATACTGCAAATTTCGCAGGGCTGCTACCACACCCGTTAGGCGGTGTGGCGGCACTCGGCGAGGCAGGCGGCGTAGCCGGCCATGTCGATCGGCGTGTCGTCGGTCGGCGTCGGCCCTTGGTCTCGGGCGATCTTGTCAAGCATCATGATGATGGCCCAGTCGCCTTCGGTCAGCGGCCGCTTGAGCACCTCAGAAAAGGCGGCGTTGATCATGCCTACCGTTTTGCGAAAGTGCTCGGTCGGAGGCCCGTAAGTCTGTCGCCGCTGGGCCACTGTCTGCATAGCCTTGTCGAGCAGCTGCTCGGCCGGCGAGGTCTCGTCCTTCAGCAGGCTGTCGCCAATCAGATAGACCGGCGGCAGCTCACGCTGCTTGAGCTCTTGCTCGCCACGCAGAATCCAGTCGGGCGGAATCGTCGTCTCTTCGCAGCAGGCCGCCTCGGCTGCCTGCACATGCCGGCCCTCGACTGCCGATCGTAGTTGTTCATTCGCCGCCTGAAGTTCTGCCGTCGTGCTCATTCGCTCTCCAAAATTCAAAGGTCAATATCTACACCGGTATCGTCAATCAGATCCCACAGTTTGTCTCGGCAGCGTTGCAGGGCACGCTCCTCAATTTCCGGCCTTTCGGCGTACTTGATTTCATTTCGCAGCCAGCGGTCCAAGTCGTAGACAACCGTCAGCACGTCCGCAGCCTGCACGGCACGCTTGTGCTCGTTGGCCTCTTCGGGCAAATCGAATTGCAGAATGGCTCTCATGACGACCGGATTTCTCCTTTTTTGCTGATGCGGTAGTTCTCGACGTTGAAGCTGCCGCCGGGCTGCACCTCGACCGTGGCAAAGCCCCAGTTCCACTTGTTGACCCGAGCGTACTCGGGCCGCATGTCGCAGAGGCAGCCCGTCGACCAGCAGAAGATCTCGTCGTGCCAAAGATCGGTCTCGGCGTGGCCGCTGGTGCGGTGACTGTGCCCGACCAGCACCGTCGAGAGCGTCCGCAGGAAGGCACCACGGGCGACGTTGACCGGGGCTGCCAGGCCCTTAGGCAACTCATGCCCGTGGCAGACAGCCAAGTCGCCGAGCTTGACGATCCGCTGATCCTTGATCAGTTCGATGCCGTACTTGTCGAGGTGCAGCCACGTGGCATAGCCCATCTCGGGCTCGTCGCTGATCTCGGGTGCGTGCTGCCAGAGCCAATGCTCCCACCGCTCCTCATGATTGCCGCATTTCAGCACGATCGGAATGTCTGGGAACTGGTCCCGCAGCCAGGCGAGCGTCTGCCGGCAGACCTTGAGCTCGGCCGAGAAGTTGCGGTCGGCCGGGTTTTTCGTCCAGCGGCTGATCGAGTAGAAGTCGCAGAGATCGCCGTTAATCAGCAGGTAGTCGATCTCGCTGCGTTGCAGGTGGCCGACCGCTGCGGCGAGGGCCTGCTCGCTGTGATACGGCACGTGCACGTCGCTGATGATGCCGACCAGGCCGGTGACGTCGAGCTCGGCCGGCAGCCACGGCTCGGCTTGACTCTTTGGCATTTCGACGCCGTCGCCCGGCTTGCGTTTTGCCCGCTTCATCGTTGGCTTGGTGCGGCGGTCGCCACGAACGCCAAACTGCCAACGGATGCGGCCTCGGGCTGCCTCCAGCGTGATCGCCCCGTTAGTCTGCTCCACCAGCCGGCGAGCGAGCGAGCGGCTCGGGTGGTCCGGGTGCCGACTGCACAGGTCGGCCGCCATTTTGGTGATTGCGTCGCCTGGCATCAGTCCTCCCTGATCAGCCCTTCGTTGGCGGCCGCCCGTGCGATCGCCTGCCCGAGTTCGAGCACCGCCTGTTCGTCGATGTCCCACAGCCGCGCGTGGATGATCTCGTGGGCCAGCACCTCGAGCAGTTCTTCGCCATGCAGTCGCTCGTCGGCCCGGATGACTCGCTGGGTGATGTCACAGTCGCCTCGGTGCGTGCTGATCCGCTCCCGCCGTACCTTCCACCGTTTGTCGCCGATGTAGAGCGTGCTACGCCGTCGCCTGCGTGCCATCCGTGGCCTCCGCCGTCTGTTGTCCACGGTGCCGGTGAATGGTCAACACTTGTTTCATGCGTTTTTCGAGAGCAGTAGCAGCGTCAGGGATGAACCGCCGGTTGATCAGCGACTCGATCGGCGTGCCGGCGGCGATGTCGGCCTTGCCCTGCGTGCAGTGCTGAAAAACCAAGTAGCCGTTGCTATCGTGCTGGCAGATGGCGGGAAAGCGGTAGCTCGGCAGTCTGGGCCGGTGGTACTTGCTGCCCAGCAAGTGCCACGCAAGTAGGAATGTGTCTTTGTCGCCGTAGACGAACTGGTAGACGTGCTCGTGCCACTCGTTGAGGAACACGGTCAGGTCGAGCTCGGCCATGCAGCGGCGGCGGTTGACGAGCACCTGGCCCGACTCCAGGGGCATGGCCTCGTAGTCCTGCGTCAGGCCGACCTCCCGCCAGACAGCCGGCTGCACCCAGTTGCGGCGGGTGCGGTCCGGCGGCAGATCCGGCCAAAACATGGCGTGCCGCTTTTCGTAGTAAATGTCGCTGAACAGATAGCCCGGGTTTCGCACCGGGCAGTTGTCGGCATCGAGCAGCAGGGCCTTGGCGAAGGTGCACCACCGCAGGGCAAACGGTTTCAGTTGCCAGCCGCCCTCGGGCACAGGCACGCCTTCTCGCTCGGCCACCTCGCCGGCGTTGACAACCGCCACGCCCTCGGCCTGCCAGATCTTCGCCCAGGTGATGTCGGCCTCCTGCGGCAGGTGCCAGACTTGGATCGGCAGCCGGCAGCCCAGCTGCCGCAGAGCGTAGACCAAGTGATAGGCACAGCGGTTGTACGGACCGCCGGCCGGGATCACGATGCCACGCAGGTCTGTCACCGCCGGCATCAGGTGCGGCAGCTGCGTCAGACGCTCGGCGAGGGCCTCTCGGAAGTCCTTACCAGTTTCCACCTAACAATGCCTTTCTTGTTTTCGCCGCAGCCCTTGCAACCCGCTCTTGCACGATATATCCCAGCTTATTTAAGGCGGCCCTCCGTTTACCGCAGCCGCACGGAGAACCAAGCAACTTTGTGATTCTTGACTCTGTAATTCCGGCCCGGCTCAGGATGCCACTGACTGCATCACCGGCTGCAATAAAGTTCATTTTGACATAGCAATTCCGCCGCAAATCTGGCCGCTTTGTTTCGAGCCCACAGATTATGCAGCGAGTTTGGTCATATTCGCAGAACGGACCAGATAGGCTCATGGTAAATCCAATGTTATTTGAGCGCTGCTTGTTGTGGAAGCAGGCGTGAATGCGCCAAAAACAAAACTTGGCTGCACATTTGAAATTAGTTTTTTAAGGATGTACCAATCTTCGGACGTAGAGTCAGGGCCGGTTCTTGCTGAAGCTTCTCCGACAATTTCAAAAAACGCAGGACCAACGCCATCAAGTGGGTTGGCAGCATAAGCCTTCCAAGAAGAGTTCCAAAAAAAGTTGGTGGTTATTTCGGGATGAAAGCTTTGTGTCGGACAAGAAGTGCCGCTGCATGGGTTAAGCTTGTTTACTAGCGTGCTGCCGCCAGCTGCGATGGTTGCCGCTGCGTCTACTAAATAGTCTGGGCGTGGAAACCTAATAGCTGCATTAAGTGTCGTCGTTTGCTTGGGCTGACTGTTGAAATTGAATGTGGTAGTGATTACAGCACCTAGCCTAAAAACATTGCCGATTGTCTCCTCTGTTGGAAGCTCGTGCGGCGAAGGAAATTCAGGCACAAGTCCGCTTGCGGATCCAGAGCTGTTACCAGAACCTTGAGAACTAAACGCAGATTTCCGAATCGCTGCCGCTGTTGGGTCGATTTGGTCAGGGTTTCCAAACAAAGACGGAAATTCTACTGGAGTGACAACCAAAGCCCTTTCCTGAGTTCTTTGCCCTGTGCTCGGTATTCTAGGAGCAGTCGGCGCGGAACTGTTGCCATGTGAAAACAGCTGGCTGCTTGTTCCTGCGCACCAGTAGCAATCGACAGTCCATCTGTCCCCAAGTCGGCTTAGGTCTGGGCAGGTTGGTGTGACTACGACATCGACACCATTTGATTCACAGCCCAGCCCGCTGTAGTTTGCATTAAACACGTAGCGCCAGCTGTTTCCCACTACACCTGGCGGCTTGTCTGGGTAGACAGCGTTTTGCGTTCGGCCAACGTTTATGCACGCAACGCTGCCAGAGGTGGCAATGCTGTATCCAGTTCCAGACCCAGAATAAACCTGTGCAGTATTCGTGAAGCCGCTTTGTCCAATTTCTAGTTCGGGAATAGGCGATAAAAAAAAGAAGCCGTCGGCGACGCTGTAAGATGGATATTGCTGAAAAATTGGTTTGTACCAGTGCCCCGGAAAAGGTTGGTCGAAATATCTGACGGTGCCAAAGCTCAGCTGATTTGCCACCTGGTGGCTTGCGCTGTAAGTCACATAAACTTCGTCGTATACGTCTTGGCCGCAGTCCTCGCAGCATGGACACCCAGGAAAAAGCAAGCCTACCGGAACAAGAAGCAGCGACACAAAGAGCGGTAGCCACGGTATTAACGCTAATGGCATAGGTATGTCTGCCATCTTAGCACTCCGCTGCTGTCAAGTACCAAAAACCATTGACTAACGTGACGGCGACAAACCCGCTGACGGACTCAGCAAAAGGATTGTAGGCAGTTACGTAACGGGTAGGATTCGTGAGAGTAAACTCGCCGCCAAGCTCGTCTTGCTCCCAAATGTAGACAAACGTAGTTTCACCCTTGACCCACTCTGCACCGGGCTTACCGATCAAGGTGGTCTCTTGTCTTGCAGATGCCAGCAACCAAGTTTCGCCAACCTTTGAGAGAAAAACGTATTCGTCAGCTGGCACAAAATGCAGGACATTCCATGCCTGGACTATCCCCGAAAGTTCTTGCAGTTCTTTTGGCTTTCCTTGAGATGGCTCTACTAATGGAGGTCCGTAAAGACGAATATTCTGTGACTCTCCCACCTGCCAGTCGCTTTGGGTTTTGCCTACTAGCAGGTTGCCTGATTTTTGTGCAGCCTTAAGAATGCCGCCCCGCCGCCCGTGCACAATGTCCGCCGCATCGCACAGATCGTTCCACCGCTGTGCCGAGATGGCACGCTTAAGCGACTGTCCCGCCTCGACTCTGCCGTCAGGTTTTGCCATTAGCTCGGTTGCGTGTAGTTGCCGCCGGCTACGACGGCCGGATCGCTGGGCGTAGCCCCGCCAATGCCAAGGCCGGCGAAGTCGGCCTCCCGGTAGACCTGGTTGACGTAGACGTGCTTGGGCTTTTTCAGCAGCGTGCTGTCGTCAACGTTGTCCTCGTACCGCACCCACAGGTACTCGTGTCCCTTCTTCACGATGTTGCTGATTGAGCCGACCGACAGCGGCGGCAGGTAGGTGCCAGTGGTGCCGGTAGCGCCGGTCGGCAGGCCGCGGTTAGGGCTGGCGATAAACTTGTATTGCAAGGTCCAAGGCCCGTCGCCCTTCTCGGCATCCCACTGCTGATTGCCGTTGCATCCAACAAAGAGCACCTCGCCCGGGCGGAAAGTTCTGAAATAGCCAGCGTTTACTGTGCCGGTGAGGTCGGCCACGGTCTTGATATAGCCGGCCGTGACGTACCAACTCGGCACGTCGTAGGTCTCGGTCCACTGCAGGGACGGCGTGACGACATCAACGCCGGCGACGCTGTCTCCGTCCACGCCGATGGCATTGAACTGAGCAGGCCCGGTCGGGCCACTTGCCGAGTAGACCCGCTCGTTTTCGGCCTGCGTGATGTGCTGCGTACCGCCTGCGGTGTCAAAACTGCGGGTGCGGCGTAGCGGGTTGTTGTTGGTGCCGTCGTTGGCGGCGTCCTGGCCGTCCAGCGTGTAGTTGGCCGTGACCCGGAAGGCCTCGTCGCCGAGGTACTCGACCGAGTAGCTCTCCACCATGAACCGGTAGGGAGCGATGGTGTAGAACCGGTTGGCGGCAAAAAAGGTGTTGCAGTAGGCGTGCACCTCAGTGTCGATCGAGGTGCCGAAGGACATGAACTCCAGACTGATGGTGCTGGCCGCACGCTTGCCGATCCGCTGCAGCGTGGCTGAGCGTGATTCGCTGGTCTCGATAAAGCGGGTGACTGGCATTTACGGGCCTATGGCTGCGGGCTCAAGACGCTCGGTCAGCAGCTTGTTGGTCTTCTTGGTTTCGTCCAGCTGCTGCTGTTGCAGGCTGCCGCCGAAGCCCATGCCGCCGATTCCGACCGACGAGAAGGTGCCGGTGACTTCGGCCTGCTCAACTGCCTGCTGCAGCATGCGTTGCCGCTCCTCGTCTTGCGGGCGGGCGGCCGCCTGTGCTTCTCTGGCGGCAATTTGCTGGGCCGTAAAGCCTTTCAGCATATTGGTGAATGCGTCGGCGCGGGCTTGCTCTGCCGGCGTCATGGCCAGCGTGTTGACCGCCCCGGGTTTTTGGGCCACCTCTTGGTTGAACTGCCGGTCAGCTTGGCGGCGAATCATGAACCGGCTGAAATCCTGCTGCACCTGGCCGCTTTGCTGTCGCCGCTGCGCTAATCGCTCATCGAGCTTTGCAAACCGGTTATCGGCCCGCTGGTCGGCGTTCGTTTCTTCTGTGGAGTCGCCTAACAGGCTGAACTTGTATTTGTCTGGCCCAAAGAACCGCAGGAAAGGAATCGACGAGATGTAGAAGTCGAACGCATTCAGCAGATTGACGCCCCAGCGATCCACGGCATTGAGAAAGCCATTGCCAGCGACGGTGAAAGCCGCTGTCAGGCCTTTCATTGCTACGCTGATCGCACCCTCAAGATCATTCTCTTTGATCGACTGGAAGATCTCGCCAAAGGTGGAAACACCAATGTCCTTGGCTTTGCTCAGCTCGTCGTACAGCGTTTTGGCCTCGCTGGTCACGCCGCCAATGGCGCTGCCGAGGAGGTCAGCCGCCTTTTCTGACTGAATCGTTTCCTTAATGAATATGCCGATCACACCGATAGCGGCAAGGATTGGCCAGCTGGCAGCAATCCAGGCGGCCTGCGTCGCCAAAGCCGCCCCGACGCTGGCAACTTTGACGGCGAACATCTTTACGATGATCGCAGCCATAGAAAACAACACGCCGACTGCACCGGTGACAATAGATGCAAAACCTACGACAATGCTGGCACTTGCCGTCAGGGCGAGGCCAGCGGCTGTCGATAACGACGAAAGAGCAAAGCCGGTGGTTAGGATCGCTGCACCGGCCGCCGTAAAGATGCCCACGCCTTTGGCGATCGAGACGATGAGCTCTTGGTTGTCTTTAACAAAGGCAGTGAGACCGCCCGCCACGTTGGTGATTGTTTTAATGAGGCTTTGCAGCATCGGGGCCAAGGCCTCGCCGATTGCCAACGCCGTGCCTTCAATTGCCGACATCGCCTTTCGCATTGCCCCGCCAAGGCCTGCGTCCATTGCCTGAGCGGTAGAGGTTGCCGCCCCGTCGGCGTTGCGGAGCTTGTTAGCCAAATCTGTCACGCCACCAGCACTTTGCGACAGCACATTGGCTGAGGTGATGCCAAGAAGGCCGAAGGCCTTGGCCATCTTGGCGGTCCGCTCGGCCACCGGCATGTCGGCCGTGGCGGTGTTAATGTCGTCGAGGATCTGCACCAGCGGCTTGAGCTCGCCGGTGGCGTCGGTGTTTTGCACGCCGAACAGGTTTTGCAGCTGCTCGCCGCTGCCGGCAGCGATGGTGGAAAGCCGTCGTAGGGCAGTGCCGGCCTCGCTGCCTTGAATGCCGACATTGCCTAGCACGCCGAGCACGGCCACCGTGTCTTCCAGGCTCATGCCAAGGCTCTTGGCGACCGGGCCAGCGTATTTGAGCGACTCGCCCAACCCCTCGACGGTGTTGAACGTGCCGTTGGCCGCCTTGGTCAGAATGTCGGCCACCTTGGCCGCATCGCCAGCCTCAAGGCTGAACTGCCGCAGCGTCGCCGCCAGGATGCCGGCCGACAGGCTGGCGTCGGTGCCGGTAGCCCGGGCAAGGGCAAGCACCGACTCGGTCATGTCGTTGATTTCGGTGGCACTAAAACCAGCCCGGCCGAGCTCGGTCATTAGGTTGGCCACCTCCACCGCCGTAAAGGACGTCGAGGCACCTAGCTGGCGGGCCTTGTCGGTTAGCAGCTGCAGTGAGGCGGCACCCTCTGCTCCGAGGTTGCCGGTCACCGCCGCTGTCGCCCGAATGGCGTCGTCAAAGCCAGCGAACTGCCGAGAAACTAGGCCGAGCGGCACCGACAACGCCGCCCCAACGCCGGCCATTTTTCCGCCGAGCGCTGTCATTGACTGGCCCAGCTGGCCAATGCGTTTGTTCACCCGGTTGATTGCCCGGAAAAACTTCTTAGAGTCTGCGCCGATCTCGACGAAGACCTTGCCCATCCTGATGCCGGCGGCTGCCATTTATGTCTTGCCTCCAAACAGGCGGGCGAGGTCAGATCGGGATGCTGGCCTGGCGGCCGACTTTGGTTTCTTGGCGAACGGGTGGAACTTGTAGGCGTCTCGGCTCGGTTGCCCCTTGCCTCGGTTTAGGTTGAAGGTTTGGCAAAGGATTTGCGCCGTGTGCCACCAGTCGGCTTCGAGGCGGGCGTCTCGGGCGGCGACGAGTTGGCGAAGGGTCCAATCTCCGGGGTAGACGCCGAGGATTCCGGCACACTCCCAAACTGCACGCCAGACTGCGCCAACAGATCTTCGGTGGTTGCCTTCTCCAGCTGCGTCTGAAACTGCTGAATCGCCTCGTCGCTCGTCGTGTCCATCTTGGCTGCGATCAGAGCGACGAGCCCTCGCAGCCGCTTCGGGAAAAAATCGACGAGTTCCTGCTCGAGGCACTTGGCAGCCTCGTCAAGAGCATCGCCTCGCATGCCGTCGAGAAAAGAGTCTTTGCTGACAGCTTTGCTTTCTGTTTGCGGCAGCAGAATGAAATACAAGGCCTCGGCCAGCGTGGTGTATTGCCCCCGCATCACCTGCATGGTCTGGGCAATGCTTGAGACGTCCACGATGTCGAAAGGCTGCTCTTTCCCTTCGACCTCGATTTTGACGTTGTCCTTCACTCGCAGCGCTGCGGCAACAGTCAGCGCTAGCTGCCACGGCCGTCCCTGGTCATCCCTGAACTCTCTCACTGCTACCTCACGGGTTGGTATCACCCGCCCTCAATGGCGAGCCGGCGTCGTAGAAATACAGTTTCAGCGTGGTCTGCACCGACCGCACACCGTCCAACGGCTGGCCGTCGCTGATGCTTGTGACCACGGCATTGAACGACCAGACCGTGCTGCTGGCGGTGTCGGTGATGATCACCGGCGTCTGCTCGCCGCTTTCAAGGAGAGCACCGCCGGCGGCAAACCACGCCGAGTCGATTGTCTCGAACGACAGATCGAGCGAGTAGCCGGTCGTGTAGGTAAAGACTTGGCGGCTGCCGTATGGCTGGAAGGTGATCTCGTTGGCCGTCTCGTTGACCGTAGTGTCACGCACGCCGGCAACCTCGCTGCCGGCGATGCTCAGCGTGAACTCTCGGCCGAGACTGATCGCCACACCTTAGCCCTCACGCACCGTGACGTTGTAGGTGACCGGGCCGTCCAGCGGCTGATTTTCGGTGACGCTCATGACCTGGTAGCCGCTGCCATTCGGGCCGGTAGCCAGGGCCGTCATCACCGCCGTGGCGTCGAGGCACTCGATTTCGATGGTGCTGGCGAGGAATCCGCCGGTCGCCACCCGGAAGGCAGTTCCGACGCCGGTGGCGCTGCCCCGGTGGGTGATGTCAACGGCTTCGACTTCATCGGTCCAGTTCACCGAGATCACGCCGGTCACGCCGACCGAGAGGGCATCAACGCCAGCTGCACCCGGGCCGCTGACACTGGGACTGGTGTAGGCAAGGTTTGGCATGGTTGCTCCTTAGGCAGTCTGCACGCCACGGGTGGCGCTGACGGTGTAGGTGATGATGTCGTCGAGCGGCTCGTCCTGCGTGACGTTGGTGACGAGGAACTCGACGCTCGACAGGGCGTGGCCGTTGCCGCTGGTCACGCTGACGCTGATCGAATCGCCGGCGTCGCAGCCGGGATAGTCCACGCAGGTAACCTCGAGCGTCTGCTCGGCCCAGGTCTTGCGGAACTTGCGGCTGGTGTCGCCCTTTTTGGTGACGTCGGCCTCGCCGTAGGTGGTGGTAATGGTGCCTTCACGGACGTTCAAAATGCCCGTGTAGCTGACGTCCTTGCCGAGGACGATGGTTTCGCCTGCCATGTGTTTGTTCTCCGTGCGGGTGGTGTTAATGTCGCCGCCGCCGGCGGCTGTCAGCAGGGGGTGTGGTTACGGCCCACGCATGGCGTTTTTGAACATGGCCGGGATTTTCGGCCGGACCTTGTCGAAGCCCTTGCCCATGAAGCCGGCACCGGGCACCTTGCCGCCACTGCGAGCAACGATTTGGCCTTTGGTTCGAGATCGGAAGCTGTGCCACATGCCGATATAGGCACGTTCGCCGGTCAGCCCCGGACCGAAGGTGGCACCGTCGGAAGGCGGTGCCATGAGACGTTTAGGCACCTTGTATTGGAACAGGTTGGTGACCGGGATCGGTGAGACCAGCCGCATTACAACCGGGTCTCGCCCGCCAAACTCCTGCAGCTGCTGCACCTTGGCAAATCGTTTGTCCGGCCCGATGACAACGCTTCCCGCTCGTTTGTCCTTGGCGTAAAAGATTTTTCGCCTCAGAAACTCTTTTGGTTTCCACGTTGTCACCTTGCCTGGCGTTGATTGCGTAAACGACATCGACACCAGCGGAAAGCCTTGGTGGTCGCCAACTTTGTTCCAGACCGGCCGCTTGAGCGGCTGCCGGCGGCGAAACTGTTTTTTGGCTGACCGGCGAGTAATTGCACCGGCTCGGTCAAGGGCCTTGTCTCGGCCGTCGTCCAGCGATCGCACCACCTTCTTGGTGTTGATCAGCGAGCGTAGCTTGACCGTTGTTTTCATGCCGGCAACTCGTCAGCCTCGAAGACCCGGTAGACCACCTCGATCACCGCCCGCCAGACGTTTCGCTCGTTGAGGGCGTCGTCGGGGTTGAGTTCGATCGACACCGTCTGTGGCTTGCCGACGCCGGTAGGCCACGTCACGCCCGACCAATCGTGGGCTCGGATGTAAAGCAAAGCCTCGTCCGCCAGGTCGATCATCTGATCGACTTCGCTGTCGCTCTCGACGTGCCGGCCGATAAACACCGTGGTGCTGTAGTCGGTCTGAGTCGTCAGCCTCGCCACCCGGCTGACCTCGGCCCCGCCCGGTGTCACGACGATCACCGGCGTGGCCATCTCTGACACATCAAACGTGGCCCAGTTGCGGCGATAGACCGCCGTCGTGCCGGGCGTCCAAGTCACGGTCGCCAACGAGTCGGCGAGGGCATCAGCAATTTCTCGCAGGTAGCTCATAGGTCAACTTGCTTGGGCGAGCTGCTGACGCATCTCGGTGACGTTGTTGACGATGCGTGAATCTGCAGGAAAGTGTCGCAGAGCAGCCTCGGCATAGGTGAGGGCCTCTGGCCGCTTGCCGAGGTTCCAAGCCGCCACGGCAGCCAGATCAGCCGCTTTGCCCTTGGCGTCTGGATCAGTGGCGTGGGTGGTGGCATCGGTCGAGGCAAGCGCCGACTCGGCAAACGCCAGGCACTGCTGCCAGTTCTGCTGCTCGTACCGCACCAGTGCCAGGGCCAGCCAGTTGTCGGCCTCATTGCCGGCCTCCCGGCAGGCCTCGTGCAGCAGCATCTCGTCGCCCAGCAGCCGGTAGAGCACCCGGCGAGCGTAGGCTCGCTCGGTGACTTGGCCGCCGGGCATCTTTAGATAGGCGTGGAACTCGGCCGCCGCCTCGGGCCGGCCGGCGTAGTCGAGCTCCCGAGCGTAGTACCACCGCACGCGGGCGTCGTGCGGAGCCTCCCGGGTCGCCACCTCCAGCAGCCGCAGGTCGGTCTTGTGCGTCTTGCCTGCGTCGCGATGGTGGTGGATTTCCAGCCCCTCGGCGAGGGCTTGGTGCTTTTGGCCCGTCCAGCAGACGAGGCCCTCGTGGGTGGCTGACATCCAGCGGAAGCCTTGCCGGGCGTGTACCCGGTCGGAATGAAAGACCAAACCCGGGCTGCCGTCTTCTTTCCAGCTCCAGACGTAGCGGTAGCGAAGATTGTTGACGCCATCGGTCCACGCCTGCTCGATCGCATCCCGCCAGCCGGGCTGCAGCCGCTCGTCAAGGTCGAGCCGAACGCAGACATCGACATCGGCCGGCAGATGGTTGAGCGACAGGTTGTGGGCGTCGTCCCACCGCCACGGGCAGACGTAGCCACGCGCAACTGTCACGCCTTCGAGCTCGAGCAGCTGCACGGTGTCGTCAGTGCTGCCGGTGTCGGTGACCACCCGGACGTCGGCCTCTTTGCACGACGAGGCCCAGTAGGTGGCGTGTTTCTGTTCATTTTTCGCCAGAGCGTAAATGCCAATCTTCATGTGATGATCGCCCCCTTCCGCAGGCCGTCGTCGTAGACCGACTTTTGCCGCTGCTGGTGCCAGCAGAACTGATCGACAGCCGCCGCCACCTCCGGGTTGTCGTAGTCGTCGGCCAGAATCACCTTGCAGTCAGCCACGAGGTTCAAGTCGGCGTAGCAGCCGGTGAAGCTGTGGTCTCCGTCCACGTGGGCGAAGTCCTGGGCCGGCAGCCGGCGAATGCCGTGGCTGTTGGCGACGATCAGATCGGCCGGGATCTGATAACGAGCCATCACCCGCCGCCAGTGAGCGAGGCACTTGTCGCTGTCGTCGTCCATGCCGCCGTCGATCGCCAGCCAGCGGGTGGCCGGGCTGGCGGCGTGAAAGGCCAGCAGCGAGTAGCCGCAGCGGGTGCCGATCTCGATCGCCGTGTCGGGCTTGAAGCTGGCGACGACCTCGGCCTTTGCTATGTAGTGCCGCTCGGTGACCGGCGAATGCTGGAACCAGTCGCCCGGCATCCAGCTGTCACGCAGCCGCTCAGCCAGCGTCTGCTGCCACGGGCTTGAGAATGCTGGCAACGTCGTCCTCCGTGATCGTTGCAAGGTGTGCGGTGGCGTCCTTCACGCCGAACGTGACGAGCACCCGCTCGCCGACCACCGCCAGTCCGGCGGCAAACTCGATCGTTTGCAGTTCGAGAAATGCGAACGCCGGCGAGCAGGCCGTCAGCCGCCACCCATCGTCCCACGTGACCAGCCGATGCTCGTAGACCCTCTGGCCCGTCGGCATGTGGGCCACCTCGTGGACGATGCCCAGCCAGCCGCCTCGCCACCGCACCACCTGGCCGCCGCCACGAAAGCCGCTGGCCAGCTGTGGTGCCGGTGCCCGCTGGATCAGCTGGTAGGCACCTCGGCAGCTGAGGTCGGGATCGACGGTGACGGCGTGGCCGTTGTGGTTGGCAGCGTAGAGCCAGCCGCCGCCGGCCGGCATCCAGTTTTTTTCGTGCTCTTGGCATTGCAGGCTGGCCATCACCCGCAGGTTCGTGCACTCGGCGTTGTCGACGTCTATGTCTGCCGTGGCGATCCGGCAGCGGCCGTCGAACGGCGCGACATTGCGGACGGTGGCCGATACGCCGATGCCGGTGTCGGTGTGCCGCAGCCGGCAGTCCTCTAGCCCGTCGACCGGGTAGCCGGTCTTTTCGTAGTCCGGGTCTTTGATCGTCCGGGCCTTCGTCACCTGCAGCTGGTGGTCGAGCTCGACCAAAATGTTCTGCGTGCGGATCAGGTCGCCGTCGGACTCGGGAATGACGTAGCGCCCGTCGACAATCTGGTAGTTGCTTGATCGCACGATGGCGAACAGCCGGTCGCCGTAGGGCAGCAGCGTCGGGTTGAACAGCGACCAGCCCTCGTGGGCCGGCTCGATGGCGAGCGGGTGGTAGGCGACGTCGCAGAGATCGCCGAGCAGCTGCGTGTACCACGTGCGATTGGCTCGCACTTGGTGCTCCAGGTTGGGCGGCAGCCTGCGGTTAAGCAGCTGCTCGCAGGCCCGGCGGCCGGTGTCGTGTTCGCCGGCGTAGTAGCACGAAGTTGAGAGAGCGAGGAGGTGGTCAATCATGATAAGGCTAGTATCAGCCCGATCGCCGAGCCAGCGCTAGCCCCGGTGGCACCCGTGGCACCGGCTTCGCCCGTAGGCCCAGTGCTGCCGTCACCCGTAGGCCCGGTTGGGCCAAGGCCACCAGAGTCCCCGGTCGGTCCGGTGACTGTGCTGGCGGCACCTTCTGGTCCCGTGACGCCGGTCGGGCCGACCTCGCCAGTTGAGCCTGTTGGGCCAGTGACTGTGCTCGCGGCACCCGTCGGCCCGGTCACTTCCGGCCCCGTTGCCCCGGTTGGACCTGTCGGCCCGGTAACAGTTGAAGCTGCACCGGTGCTGCCCGTAGAGCCGGTCGGTCCGGTGGGGCCGACAATGTTGCCAACGTCGTTGAATTGGCTGCCATCCCAAGCGTAGAGGCTGCCATCTTCGTCGACGATGTAGCTGTCGCCGACCGCGCCC